CCTAGGGAAGGCTCTTTAGCCCTCCCTAGGAATGTCTACGAAGATGTATTTGGAAGGTTAAAGCCCTCCCCTTATATGTTCGGAAAAATTTTTCTACGTTAAATTTAGTCACTGATTTTAAACGTTTACGTGACCCAAACCACTTGTATATATACTAACAAGTAAAAATTTGTATGTAGTTCCCTTTGATCCGGAACGCGATAGGATTATTACGACCTATCATTAAACAGCACTGAACGGCAGTGCTAGTAATTATTTTTTGTTATAAGTTGTTGAAATAACTTCAATATGATGCTAATAATTTAGTAAGACTTGGTATACCCAAGCATTGAGACCGCTACGAGCGGTACGGCAACGGTTAGGGAAACCCAAAAAGGATGCCTATTATTAAAATACCTTTGAACCCTTAATAAATTATTATGTTTGCTTCACAGCAAACTGCCGGTTGTGTGGACAATAACACTCAACCGCCATTGAAAGAATGGGAAATGAATTCTCTCGTTACTGAGAGTGGAGCATCGGCTAGCTCCATTGAGGCCACTTCTGGAGAAGGTTTAAAGTCTGTAGAGACTACCCAATCGACCACTGTTCCGTTGCAGACACCAGAATCAACGGACGTGAATCACGCGAAAAGTATTTTCGATAAATTGCCTATTGGGGCTAAAATCCAATACCTAACTAGAAACGCATACAGGCCACAAGCTGGCTTTAGTATTGCTACTATCACGAATATTCATCAACATTTACGCGAAACAATGACTGATGTAGCCGTTTCTAAGATAGAAGGACTCTGTGCTTTGTACTTGGCGCTTTCGAGCGTTTCAGACGAATCCGGATTTCTTGCTGTTCTTGCTTTATATGCGAAGACCCACAACCAATCTTCGTTAACAGGACAACTATCTAAAATTGTCAGCAAATTGTTTGACAACTTTCAGCCACAATCATCTGGCGACAAGCCACGTTGGTTGAAGGAAATGAAGAACGCTTTACATAACTGGAAGCTTCTTCTCGGTAATCCAGCATTTAAGCAGATTTCCCGTGTGTTATCACTACTTGTCACACTTGGAGTAGTGGAGTCTACCTCCATCTCCCTTGGAAATTTTGAGATTTTTGCTATAGAGGCGCAAACAAAACATGCCACGTCTCTAGATTTGATGGACGCCATTATTGACACTATTGTATTCTTCGCCGAAGGAGGATATATGTGCTATGTTTCTGGCTCCATCTCCCCATTGTTGTTTTCATCACCCAAAATGGCTCAGCTGGAAGAGCAATACATTACTAAATTAGCACAATGGGAGCACGCAAGGAATGGTAACCTTGAGCGCTTCACCGATATTACGGAAGCTACTTTTGATAAAGAACTCAAAGATTTAGTCGAAGAGTTCGGTCATTTGTATAAAACAACACCAAATGGAACTGAAAAGAGAATTATCCAAAACAAATGGGAATCTCTCTCGAGGATCTACACTGAGTTTACTGCAACCCGAGTGTGTGGTGGACTCCGAAAGTCTCCTATGGCTATTAAGATTTATGGAGCATCTGGAGTAGGCAAGTCTACGCTTGCTGATATCACAATGGTGACTACTCTTAAGGCTATGAATAAGCCCTGTACTAGTGATTTTATATGCACTTTGAACGACAAAGACAAACACATGTCTAATTATCGGTCGTATATTCAGGGGGTTAAGTTAGATGATCTTGGCAACACTAAGAAGGAATTTTGGGAAGTTGCCCCTTCTGACACTATTATCAAAATTGTCAACAATGTTCGAGAATATGCCGTCATGGCTGACTTGGCTAATAAAGGTAAGATTTCGATCGAGCCTTCTTGTATGACTATTACTACCAATGTTGAAGAGCTTCATGCAGGATTGACTAGTTACAATGCTATGTCTGTTCTCAGGCGTTGCCATGTGCACGTTGAGGTTAAGGTGAAAAAGGAATTTGAGACTAACAATCTCTTAGATTCAGGCAAAGTGATTGCGAAGTTTGGCAAAGTTGGCCAGCTTAATGATATTTGGAACATCACTATCAAAAAGCCAATTGGTACTGGTAAAGATAATGCTTATTTTAGTCATTATGAAATTATCAAGGAAAACATTTCAATTACTGAGTATGTTAATTATATCTCTGCTAAAGCGCAAAAGCATGAGAGAGAACAGTCTAACATTGTAGACTCGTTCCAGGAACCTTCTGACATCGTGCAATTGTGCAGTGAATGTATGCGTTGTGTTGAAACGTGTACTTGCGTTCACATTGAAGAGGAAGAAGTTGCTTCGGTAACAGAACTCTCTGACGATAGTGATAGTGATTCAGAATTTGAGGATGCTGAGGAGTACGAACCTCAGTTTGGAGAGCGTTTAGCAGGACACATTGTCCGTAGCGGAAATTCCTATAAGCACGTAATTCGTAGGAAACAAGCTATTGTGGAAACCAAGGTGGAAGATTTATCCATTAATGTATTATTGGCATCTCTGAAACGTTTTGAAGAATCGCCGTATGCATTGTGGACTAGTTACATTCCTGAACAGTGGATGGATAATGATTACGTCAAATCAACCATTTTGGCGTACGGACAGGATGTTATTGGACAAAGCGTGCAGGATTATTTATACAAGATGGCCGCTACGACGCTAACTATTAGTTTAGCTGCATTTAAGATCTTCGGATTACGATTTGCGGTTACTGTTATGTTAAGCTTAGGATTATATCATGCATTTTCTATGGCAGGTATCATAGAGACTAAAAAGACAGCCTACATGGATGCTCTTGTTAAATCTCGTGAAACTTTGCCTGAATGCTTCAAAACCCTTCGGGATCAGCATGTCAAGACAGCTTGCATGTTATTTGGAGCTATTGGTTTTATGTATGCTGCTGCTCAGACCTACAAGGCAGTCAAGGCAAACTTAACCATGCAAGGAAAATTGGCGCCCAAATCTGTTGAAGATATTAGGGAACGCGATATGGAAGCTAGTGTTTGGACAAAACAGGAACCCGTTCCTATGGACAACGCTGGTAGTTTTGGCAACCAAGAGTATGCTAGTAATGCTATTCGCTCTTCGCAATTTATTGTTGAAATTGGCGATAGTTATTCTAGTGCTTTTTGTATTGGTACTAAGCTATTTCTAATTCCTGCGCATATGTTACCAGAGGGGACCACAGAGGTCAAATTTATTGGACGTACTGGTAATATTCGTATGGTACTTAATCCATCAAGGGCAGTTAAGATCCAGAATGCGGATGCAGCTCTGGTCTACTGTCCGTCTGCTCCTCCCGGTAGGGAAATGATTAAACATTTTGCAGAAGATTATATTCGGAGTCCTATGCCAGCAGTACTTCATGGCATTACACAAAAACAAGTGCAATACTCCGATAAGCTCCTATGGAAACATGCTGATGATGTGTACAATGGAGTTGAAGTTTTCTCTGGTTCGTTTTATGAACTCCAGAATATGAAGACATACGAAGGAATGTGCATGGCGCCCATTATCTCAGATTCTCTTGAACAGAAGATTATTGGATTCCATGTAGGTGGAGTTTCTGGCTCCCGCAAGGGATGTGCTTGTGCTATTACAGCATCACAATTAAGAGTAGCTAAAGCTGAATTGTTTGCTATGTCTGACTTGCACATGAATGCTCCACAATCGAAGGCTCTTGAGGATACTATGATGGGTGTAGAGTATGCCAAGAGTCCTTTTATCGATAGGAAATGCCCTACCAATTATATCTCTGGAGATCCAGCATTGATTGCATATGGAACGGTAACAGGGAAATCTACTTTTAACTCTAGAGTTATTGAGACTCCAATCTCCAAGATTGTTGAGGATGTAACCGGAGTTCCTAATAAACATGGTCCGCCCAAATTCAAGTCCCCTATCACAAGGGATGACGGACATGTGGATAACCAGACATGGTTACCGTGGTACAACTCGCTTGAAGTGTGTTCCAAACCTTCGATAGGGTTTGATCCAGTAAAAGTTGAGGTTGCCATGGATGACTATACTGATGGCATTATTGATGCCTTGGATGGTCTTAAAGAGCTACATAAGGCAGAGATTAAGCCCCTTACACACCAAGAAACTATTTCTGGTATTACGGGGAAAAGATTCGTAGACGCGATGGTCTCAAAAACATCAATTGGATACCCCATTGGAGGACCCAAGTCTAAGCACATGATTGACTTACCACCAACGGAGGAACATGATTGTCCACGGGATTTCACTCCTGAGATCTTGGCTGAAATCGAGTCTGCACTAGCATCAGCTGATGCCGGTGAGTTCATGAATATGATTTTTGGAGCCAGTCTAAAGGATGAACCTACTAAATTTGGTTTGCACAAGGTGAGAGTATTCCAAGCTGCCCCTTTAGCACTACAATATGCTATTAGGAAGTACTTCTTGCCAGTTGCACGGGCTTTGTCATTGCACCCGTTAGTTTCTGAAATGGCTGTGGGAGTTAATTCTCAGGGTCCTGAATGGAATGAATTGTCAGAATTTATGGCAAAGCATGGCGACGAACGCATCCTAGCTGGAGACTATTCCAAATATGATTTGCGAATGCCCGCTCAACTCACCTTGGCGGCTTTTGCTGTTTTAATTCGTATTGCTAAATGGTCTGGTAATTATTCAGCACAAGATATTAATAGGATGGAAGTAATTGCACACGAAGTATGCACACCATTAGTGGCTTACAACGGTACTTTGTTACGTTTTTTGGGAACCAACCCCTCTGGACAGAACATGACTGTCTATATTAACAGTATCGTAAATTCGTTGTTGCATAGAATTTGCTTTTTCGAGATTTATAAACCCTCTGAGATGGCAAAGATTGGCGAAGATCTTGGTTTAGACAGGCCAGCTGTATACCGGGATATTGTCGCCACAATGACGTATGGTGATGACGCGAGGGGCTCAGTCCGAGAGGGCTTTGATCTCTTTAATCACATCAGCATGGCCGAAATTCTCAAGGAGAATGATATGGTCTTTACAATGCCCGACAAAGAATCGGAGCCCACACCTTACATGAATAGATATGAAGCTGATTTCTTGAAACGTGAGGATAGATTTGAACCAGAATTGGGTGTTCACGTGGGAATGTTGGATGAGGCATCGATCTTTAAGTCTCTCCACAGTATCGTTAAATCCAAGGTATGCACTACGGAAGAAGTATGTGCACAAAATATCGATGGTGCTTTGCGCGAGTGGTTTTATCACGGTCGTGAAGTTTTTGAAAAGCGCAGGGCACAAATGAAGGAAGTTGCCCGTCGCGGTAATCTGATGTGTGAAACGTTGGATGATGATTTTGATAGCCGCGTGGACGCTTGGAAAAAGAAGTATGGGTACACACCTCAAAGTGGTACAATTACTACAGAATCTGATGATAAGGGATTTTCTATTGAGTCAGTAATATGTGACACTACCATTGTCCCACCTATCTCAGAAGTGACAACTGTCGCTGATGAAGGTGAATTAATAGCGGCTGTGAAGTCTGTTTTGGGGGAACCCAATCATGAGCAGTACAATATGGGTGCACAAGAATTTGGTCAAGGTGACTTATTGTATAATAGTGGAGGAGTAATTCTTATTATTGAATGCAAGCGAATCAAAGGAAGAAGTGCAAATCATAGGATGAAAGTCAGACGACAAGCTATGAAATATGCGGGAGCTTTCGCTCTTTTGCGACCCGAATTGACAATATATGCTATAACATATACGGAATATGGTTTTGAAATTGTAGACGTACATGGAGAACCAAGATTCCCTGCAAGATTTGCAGAATTTTTAGATGTAGTACCAATTCGTTATTCATAAATATATATCGACCGTCAAGTCTTTAAACTGTCCGGAGGTGTGTACCGCAACATCATCGTTATTCCAAGGAAAAATCAAAGTGGCGTGTGTTTCTGATTACAGGTGTATAACTAGGGTTTAGTGTTCCCCTAGCTGCAGACTGCTTTAGCACATTATGAATGACGCGAACATGCGAGTGACT